GACCAGTCTTCCGGCAATGGTCCGTCTCTCCCTAGGCCGTTTCACCCCGCTTGGAGGTGCGTTGTGGCTGGTGAGGTGCGTGACGCCCTCGAGGAGACCCTGTCGTCCGACGCCCGCTTGAAGGCGAAGCGGCACGCGGCCCTCGTCAGCTTGTGCCGCGTGCTCGCGGACCAGATCGACGCGGCCGGCGCGCAGGTGTCGAGCCGCCTGACCGCGGCGTACCTCTCGGCGCTCAAGGATCTCGACAAGGCGCTCGGCGCACCGGCTGGCGCTGGTGGTGGTAAGGGGGCGGGCAGTGGCGGGAAGCTCGCGAACCTCCGCTCGATCACGGGCGGCAAGCCGGCGTAGACGCCTCGGCTGTGAGACTCCCCGAGTCTTCACGCCGCCACTGCGGGAGCTGACTCCGCAGACGACGCTCGGCTTCGCCGCCGTCGAGTTCGCCGTCGAGGTGTGCGGGATCGACCTGTACCCGTGGCAGCGGTGGCTCCTGATCCACGCGCTCGAGCTCGACCCAGCGCTGACCGTGGACACGATGCACGAGCGCGGCCGTCTCGACCCGCTGTTCCGCTTCCGCAAGATCGTCGTGCTCGTCGCTCGGCAGAACGGCAAGTCGACGCTCTCGCAGGTGTTGAGCCTGTTCTTCCTGTACGTGCTCGGCACCGACCTCGTGCTCGGCACGGCGCAGGACCTCGACACCGCCGAGGAGGTGTGGGAGGGCGCCCTCGACATCATCGAGGAGACGCCCGAGCTCGCCGCCCTCGCGGACAAGCCGGTACGGAACAACGGCAAGAAGGCGATCAAGCTCCTGTCCGGGGAGCGCTACAAGGTCAAGGCGGCGAACCGTCGCGCCGGCCGTGGCCTCTCCGGCGACCTGATCCTCCTCGACGAGCTGCGCGAGCACCAGTCGTGGGACGCCTGGGGCGCGATCACGAAGACGACGCAGGCCCGCCCCGCCGCTCAGATCTGGGCGCTGTCGAACGCAGGCGACGCGACGTCGGTGGTGCTGCGGTATCTGCGCAAGTCGGCGCACGCCGCGCTCGGCGACCCGGACGGCATCAACGCGGACGACGACCCGGCGGCGCTGCTGCCGACGGCGGACGACATCGAGGACTTCGGCGACGTCGTCGACGACGACCTCGAGCCGGACGACTTCGAGGAGGACGTCGACACCCTCGGCCTGTTCGAGTGGTCGGGCCCTCCCGGCTGCGACGTGACCGACCGCGACGCGTGGGCGCAGGCGAACCCGTCGCTCGGCTACGGCATCAGCGAGCGGACGATCGCGGGCGACGTGCCCCGCCCCGGCGGCGGCGACCCGGAGTGGATCTTCCGCCCCGAGGTGCTGTGCCAGTGGATCGACGGCGTGCTGCAGGGCCCGTTCCCGCCTGGGTCATGGGATGCCGGCACGGACCCGAAGTCACACCGCGTACCCGGCTCACCGCAGGCGGCGTGCATCGATGTCTCGTGGGACCGGTCGATGACGCACATCGCGTTCGCCAGCCTCCGCGCCGACGGCAAGCCGCACGTCGAGATCGCCGCGCGCCGCGCCGGCACCGAGTGGGTAGCGGGCTGGCTCGCCGAGCGCATCGAGAAGCACAACATCACCGGCGTCGCAGTGCAGGCCCGCGGCGCACCCGCGTCGTCGCTCCTCGAGCCACTGCAGGAGGCCGGGCTGCCGGTCGTCGAGTGGGCCGGCTCGGACATCACGAGCGCGTGCGGCTCGTTCTACGACCTCGTGCGCGCGGCCGTCACGCTCGACGAGGCCACCGGAGAGCCGCTCGGTCCTGGCGTCTACCACCTGCCGCAGCCGCCGCTCGACATCGCCGCCGGCATCGCGGCGACCAAGAAGTCCAGTGACGCGTGGATGTGGGACCGCGACAAGTCACCCGCCGACATCAGCCCTCTCGTCGCCGCGACCGGCGCCGTGTGGCTACTGCTCAAGCCAGTCGAAGCGCCGGCCCGGTCGGCTTACGAGGACCGAGGGGTTCTCACGATCTGAGGAGGCGGGCGTGGGCTTCTGGTCGAACCTTCTGGGATCGTTCCGTGGCGAGACGGTGGTGTTCACGCCGCGCGTCGAGCACTACGGGGCCGCCGACTTCGCGGCGCTGATGGACCCGTCCGCGATGACCGCGGCGCAGATGTGGAAGACCCAGCCTCACTTCCGCACGGTTGTGTCGTTCATGGCGCGCAACATCGCCCAGCTCGGCCTGCACTCGTTCGAGCGGGTCGACGAGACCGACCGTCGCCGGGACCGCACGTCGGCGCTCGCGCAGACGCTCCGTTCGCCCGACGGTGTGATGACCGAGTTCGAGCTCAAGTTCGCGCTCGTCGGCGACCTGTGCCTGTACGACCGCGCCTACTGGCTCGCCACCGAGTCCTCGGACACGGCGTCGGGGTGGATGCTGCGCAGGCTGCCGCCGACGTGGGTCGAGCCGGTGATGAAGAACGCCTGGGACGTGGGCGAGTACCGCGTGTACATGACCCCGGACGGCCAGCCGACGAAGGTTCCCGCTGACCACATCCTCGCCTTTCCCGGCTACCACCCGGGCAAGATGGCCGGTTCATCGCCCACGGTGGACGCTCTGCGCGAGACGCTGATGGAGCAGGTCGAGGCGTCGAAGTACCGGTCGCAGGTGTGGAAGCGCGGAGGCCGTGTGTCGTCCGTGCTCGAGCGTCCGAAGGATGCGCCGGAGTGGTCGGCCGAGGCGCGCGAGGCGTTCCGCGAGGACTGGTACGCGAAGTACACCGGGCGCGGTTCCAAGGCCGGCGGGACGCCGATCCTCGAGGACGGCATGACGCTGCGCCGCGTCGACTTCAACGCCCAGGAGCAGCAGTACGTCGAGGCCGCGAAGCTCTCGCTCGTCACGGTCGCGTCGGCGTACCACATCAACCCGACGATGATCGGGCAGAACGACGGCGCGAACTACTCGAACGTGCGCGAGTTCCGCAAGATGCTCTACGGCGACACCCTCGGGCCGCTCATCGCGCAGATCGAGGACCGCATCAATACGTTCCTCGTGCCGCGGATGAGCATGGATCCGGCGCGGTTCTACGTCGAGTTCAACATCTCGGAGAAGCTGCAGGGCAACTTCGAGGAGCAGGCCGCCGTGATGTCGACGGCGACCGGCCGGCCGTGGATGACCGCGGACGAGGCACGCGGCCGCTTCAACATGCCAGCGCTCGGCGACGATGCCTCGGAGCTCGTGACCCCGCTCAACGTGCTGATCGGCGGCCAGGCGTCGCCGCGGGATGGCGTGACCGCCGGCGGCGGCGGGAGTGCTGCACTGACAGGCGACGACCTCAAGCAGCGAGTCGACGCCGCCGCGGCGCTGATCCGCTCCGGCTTCGATCCGGCGGGCGCGCTCGAGGCGGTCGGCCTCGACCCGATCCAGCACCTCGGGCTGCTGCCCGTCACGGTGCAGAAGCCGATCCAGCCCGCCGAGGACGTCGACGACGCACTCGTCGAGGAGATCACCGAGGGCGGCAAGGCGCACCCGACCGCGGTGCGCTTCCGCAAGGACTCGACGACCAGCCCGACTCACGTGAAGGCGCAGCCCGCGGCCGAGCACGAGAAGGCGGCACAGCAGGTGCTGGTCCGGTTCTTCAAGCGCCAGCGCGCGACCGTCCTGTCGGCGCTCGGGGCGAAGGCGGACGGCGCGCAGTGGTGGGACGAGGAGCGCTGGAACGACGAGCTCTCCGCGGACCTCCTGGCGCTGTCGATGAGCGTCACGGCGGCCGTGGGGGCGGAGACGCTCAAGGGCCTCGGCATCGACCCCGACACCTACTCCGAGGCGCAGACGGTCGAGTTCCTCAAGGCGGTCGCGGCCTCTCGCGCCGGCGCGATCAACTCGACCACCCGCGACCAGATCAAGGCGGCGCTCGCTGCGGACACCGCGCCCGCGCACGTGTTCGACGTCGCCGAGACGTCGCGTGCCGAGAAGGGCGGGACGACCCTCGCGACCACCCTCGCCGCCTTCGCCGTCACCGAGGCGGCGAAGCAGGTCGGCCGCCCGCAGACGACCAAGACGTGGGTCGTGACGTCGAGCAACCCGCGTTCGTCGCACGCCGCGATGGCCGGCGAGACGGTGCCGGTCGACGACGTGTTCTCGAACGGCATGGCCTGGCCCGGCGACCCCGTAGCGGGCGCCGAGGAGGTCGCGAACTGCATGTGCTCCGTCGAGATCACCATCCCCTGACCAGTCGTCGCCACGACCCACCCAACCGCCCGAGGAGGGCTGCGCGATGAAGACCAAGAACGCATCCGTCCGCGTCAAGGCGGGCCCGGAGGACGGCCTCGAGGAGGGGCAGTTCTCGGCGTACGCGAGCGTGTTCGGCAACGTCGACTCGTACGGCGACGTCGTCGTGCCCGGCGCGTTCAAGAAGACGCTCGCCGAGTGGGCCGCCAAGGACGCTGAGCTGCCGCTGCTGTTCGGCCACCGTATGGACGACCCCGACTTCAACATCGGGCACGTCGTCTCGGCGGTCGAGGACGAGAAGGGTCTGCTCGTCACCGCGCAGCTGGACCTCGAGTCGCCGAAGGGCGCGCAGACCTACCGCCTGCTCAAGGGCCGGCGCATCGACCAGATGTCCTTCGCGTACGACGTGATCGAGGGCGGGTCGGTGCAGACCGAGGGCGAGCACGTTTACGAGCTGCGTGAGCTCAAGCTCTACGAGGTCTCCGTGGTCCCCATCGGGGCGAACCAGGAGACCGAGATTCTCGCCGTGAAGGCCGCCGCGGACGCGCTGGCCTCCGGTGCCAAGGCTGGCCGGGAGCTCTCGGCCAAGAACGAGAGCGAACTGCGCAAGGCGCACGAAGCGATCGGATCTGTCCTCGCCGCACTCGGCCAGGACGACGACCAGGAGAAGGCCAGCGGTCACACCGCAGCCAACGCCGAGGAGCCCTCCGGGGCCAAGGCGGAGGAGCAGCGGGTCAACCCGTCCGCACGAGCCCTGGCGGAACTGTCACTACTCGCCCTCAACGAGGGAGAAGGGGGTTCATCGTGAACCTCAAGGAGAAGCGCGCAGCCGCCCTCAAGGCCGCGCAGGACATCGTCGCGAAGGCGAAGGCGGAGAGCCGCGAGCTCACCGCCGAGGAGGTCTCGGACATCGAGACCAAGACGGCCGAGGTCAAGGAGCTCGACGCCAAGATCGCGGCCGCTGCCAAGGGCGACGCCGTGGTCAAGGCGCTCGGCGAGATGACCCCGCAGAACGACGACGAGGACCGAGACAAGCCGGTCGCTCCGAAGTCGCTCGGCGAGCACTTCGTCAAGTCCGTCGGCGCGTCCGGCCTCGAGCGGGTGAAGACCATCTCGGGTGCCACCATCGCGGCCCCCGAGTGGGTGCCCGCCAAGGCTGCGTCCGACCCGCAGACCGTCCCCGGGTCGCTCGCCCCGTGGCTGACCACGTTCGACCGCACGGTGGTGCGCGCGTTCCGCCGCCCCGTCGTCTCGGACATCCTCGGCCAGGGCACGCTCGGCGCCGGCTCGAACGCGGTCTCGTACCTCGTCGAGGGCGCGGTCGAGGGTGCGTTCGCGACCGTCGCGGAGAACGGCCAGAAGCCGGCGCTCCACATGACGGACCCGACGGTCATGACCGACGCTCTCAAGAAGATCGCCGGCATCCTGACCTTCACCGACGAGATGGTCGAGGACGCCGACTTCTGGGTGTCCGAGATCAACCAGCGCGGCCTGTACCTGCTGGCGCTCGCCGAGGAGGCACAGCTCCTCACCGGCGCCGGCACCGGCTCGACGGTGCTCGGCCTGCTCAACCGCACGGGGGTGCAGACCGAGACGTCGGCGAACAACACCGACAACGCCGACGCGCTGTTCCGCGCGATGACGAAGGTGCAGACGGCCACCGGCCTGACGGCCGACGGCATCGTCATCCACCCGACCGACTACCAGAACCTGCGCCTGCGCAAGGACGCCAACAACCAGTACTTCGGTGGCGGCTTCTTCTCCGGCGCCTACGGGACCGACGGTCTCGACTGGCAGCCGCCGATCTGGGGCCTGCGCACGATCGTCACCCCGGCGGTGTCGGCCGGCACGGCTGTGGTGGGTGCCTTCGCCACCGCCACGACCGTCTACCGCAAGGGCGGCGTCCGCGTCGAGTCGACCAACTCGCACGGGACGGACTTCGAGTACAACCGGATCCGCACCCGGATCGAGGAGCGCGTCGCGCTCGCGGCCCGCATCCCGGCGGCGATCGTCAAGGTCACGCTGTCCAACACGGCCCCGGCCTGATCCGCTGACGGTGCGCCCGCTCACCCGGGCGGGCGCACCGCTGCCCGACAAGGAAGGTGACCTCCGTGAAGGAGCTCAAGGTCTACGAGGTCGAGATCAACGGCATCAAGCACACGATGCAGTTCCCCGAGGGCGAGCAGCCCAAGGGCGCGGTCGAGGTCGAGGCGAAGGCGTCCACTCCCGACGGCGAGCAGCCCGACGGCGAGCAGCCCGACGGCGAGCAGCCCGACGGCGAGCAGCCCGACGGCGAGCAGCCCGACGGCGAGCAGCCCGACGGCGAGCAGCCCGAGGGCGAGGTCGAGGCGAAGGCGTCGACCCCCGCGAACAAGGGCCGCGCCGCGGCCAACAAGAAGCACTGACGAGGGGGTGTCGTTCGTGGCCGATCCACTGCTGACTGCCGAGGAGTTCTCCGCCGGCACGGGCGGCCAGATCGCCGCGAACGACCCCCGCGTCGGGCCCCTGCTCAAGGGCGCATCGGCGGCGATCCGCCGCTACTGCCGCTGGCACGTGGCCCCCGTCATCACCGAGACGATGACGCTGGACGGCCCCGGCGGCTCGCTGCTGCGCCTGCCCACACTTCACCTCGTCGAGATCACGTCGCTGACCGAGCGCGGCACGGCGCTCGACGTCGACGATCTCGAGTGGTCGCACCGCGGCATGGTCCGGCGCCGGAACGGCTGCTGGACCGACCGCTTCCGCGGCATCGTCGCGGTCGTCGAGCACGGCTTCGACGACGCCGACGACATCAAGCAGATCGTCCAGCAGGTGGTCGCCAACGCGATCGCCTCGCCGCTCGGCGCGACGTCGGAGTCCGCCGGCGCGCTGTCGGTGTCATGGTCGACCACGGCGCCCGGTGTCTCGGGCGGTCTGTCGCTGCTCGAGCGCGACCTCGCGACCCTGAGCATGTACCGCCTCGAGGCGGGTGCGTGATGTTCCCGTCCTTCGCCAGGGCCACCCTGACGCGCGTGCGCCCGCAGGTCGTCGAGGACCACGGCACGCAGGTGCCGGACTGGTCGCTGCCTGCCGACGAGACCGACATGCCTGGCTGGTCGGTGCAGCCCGGCGCCTCGCCTGAGGTGCTGCAGAACCGCCAGAACGTGACCGTGCGTTGGACCGCCTACGGGCCGGCCGACGCCGACGTCCGCGCGACGGACGGGATCCGCTACCAGGGGCGCCTGTACTCCGTCGACGGCGAGCCCGCGGACTGGCCGTCGCCGACCGGCGCTCTGGCCCACACCGTCCTTCTGCTCGTCGACCACGAGGGGTGATGACATGGCCGCGACCGTGCGCGTCGAGCTCAACTCCGACGGCATCCGTGCGCTGCTGCGCTCCGAGGCGGTGCGCGCCGACCTCGAGCGTCGGGCCCGCGCGATCGCCGAGGCAGCTGGCGAGGGCTTCGAGGTCGAGTCTCAGGTGGGCTCGAACCGTGCCCGTGCGAGCGTCCGTACCGCTACGGCGGAGGCGCGCGAGGCTGAGGCCACGGACCGCGCGCTCACGCGAGCGATCGACGCGGGCCGCCGCTGATGG